CTTTTTTATATACTGATGCTTTAGGTAAAGTTTTATGATCAGGGTCTACTATAAGTTCACAAATTATTGGGCCATGCATTGAAAGTACATTTGATAGGTCTAGTTTTAAATTTTGTTGAGTTTCAATTTTTACATAAGGAATTTTGTAAGCAGCAGCATTTAATTCAATTGAAGGAAGTGTTAATCCGCTTGATGGATCACTAACAACTAAATTACCTTTAAAATGAGTATTTTGGGTTGTTTTAATAGATCCATATCCATTATTATTTAATACAAAAAATTTAATTGGTAATTGATATCGATATACAAGTTCTAATTCTTGTATATTCATAAAAAAACCACCATCACCATCGATACAAATTGTTTCTTTTTTATCACTTGCTATACAACCTCCAATAGCTGCTGGGATACCAAATCCCATTGATCCTAATCCTTCACTATTATATACTCGAGTTCCAATTTTAGTTTTAAAAGATTGCATAGTTACTTCACTACAAGCTCCTGAACTACCTGGTATCACAAGTGAATTTTCAGGAAGCAAATCAGATAAATATTCTATAAAAGCATAGTTGTTAATATATAGTTCATTAACTTTTAAATGCTCAGGAAGTATAACTGGATATTTAATATGGAGAGATTTACAATAACTTAACCAATCAGAAATATTTAAAGAATTTACTTTTTGATTTAGTTGAGTTAAAAATAATTTAGCATCTGATTCAATAGGAAATTCTATATTGATTCCTAATTTATTAATCTCATTTATATCAATATCTACAATACATTTAGTTGCTTCTCTAGCAAAATATTGAGGTTGATAAGCTAATTGACCATGATCTAATCTAGCTCCTATCACTAATATAAAATCTGAGTTTTGTTGATTAAAATTAGCTCCTCTTTGTCCTACTCCTCCTGGTCTACCAACATATTGAGGATGAGATTCTTCTAATATATCTAATGTTTTCCAAGTTGTAAGGACAGGTATTCCTGTTTTTTTAATAAATTCATAAAATTCAGGTAAAGCATTAGCTAATCTAACCCCATTACCAACTAGTACAATAGGTCTTTTAGCTTTATTTAATGCCTCAACAATCAAATCTAATGAATTTAAATCATAAATTTTATCTGTTAGGATAAAATCTATTAATTCATCCGGGTTGATTTCAGCTGCTTGAACATCTAATGGTATATCTATCACAACAGGTCCAGGTCTTCCAGTAGTAGCTAAATATATTGCCTTATTTAAATGATATTTAATTGTTTTAGGATCTGATATAGTAACTGCATATTTAGTGATAGATTTATATATAGAAACAGTATCAATTTCTTGAAATCCTAATTGTCTAACACCCTTATCACCCACACGATCTTTATTTTGAACCTGTCCAGTTAATAATAATACTGGGATAGAATCAAGCCAAGCTGAAGCTATACCAGTGACAGCATTTGTAGAACCAGGTCCTGTTGTTACTAAAGCTACTCCTAATTTATTAGTATACTGAGCGTATGACTCAGCTGCTATAGATGCCCCTTGTTCATGTAATGTAGGTATTAAGTTTATTTTACTTTTACTTAATGAATCCACTAAATGAATACATCCTCCTCCTGATACTAAAAATATATCTTTGGTATATTCTTCTAATCTAGATATTACATAATCTGATACTTTCATATTATAACCAATGTGTTACAAATGTTTTACGATCTTTATTTTTAGCTATATTCTCATCAGTATAATAAGAATCATTTGTATAATGTGTAGATGAAACTTCTTCAATTACACATCCAGTTTTTGTTGTAAAGATATGTCTAACTTCTCGTTCAATAGTAATTACATCTCCTTTCTTTAAGGTTTGAGTTTTACCATCTAAAGTTAGATCTACTTCACCATGTAATATAACAAATGTTTCTTCTTTTTGGTTATGATATTGTTCTGGGTGAGTTTGACCTGGAAGTACTATAATTAATTTTTTACAATATTCTCTATTTACTACTGTAATCATAGTAATTCCTGTTTCATAAAATTTATCAAGACCATAGTGATGTGATATTTCTAATTCTGCTTGACCTGGAAATACTACATCAGTTGTGTGTAAAAATGATTTCACATCCTGTACTATTTTCCAAACTTTTTCTCTTGTATTTACTACAATTGAATTAGTACTCATTAATGGTTGATCTATTTTAATATCTTCTGTAGCTGTGTATTGATTATACTTTGATAAACTATTAGCTAATACTTGATTCTCAATACTAGGCCAAGCATAATATATGTCATTTTTAGTAATGATAGATCCTTTTATAATATCATGCTTAACAAACACACCTCTTTTAAATTGAGATAAATCAGCAAGTTCTTTTTCAGACGCTGGGATTCTTATATTTATGTCACCACACATTTTTAAAGCGTTAGATGCACTTGATAACCAACTATCCATTTGGTCTGGAGTGACTGAGTACGCGTTTGGTGGATATTTTTCTGTAGCTACAGCTATATGTTTTTCTGAGATAGTTATACCTTTACCTATAGCTACTTTAATAGCATCAAACTCATTTGGTTCCTCATGAGTTGAATATCCAATAGGGATATTAGGATATCTATTTTTTAATAAATCAATTTGATTAAGCTGTAAATTATCTAATTGAGTTGGATATTCACCTACACAATGCATTAAAGAAATCTCTTTATTACGGTGAAGCATAAAACTAACTACACTATCAATTTCTTCTAAAGTAGCACCTGCTGTTGATAATATAATAGGTTTATCTGTTGTGACAATTTTATTTAAAAGAGGCCAATCAGTAAAAGAACAACTTGCTACTTTAATAATATCAAATCCCATTTTTGTGATAAGATCAATAGAATTTTCATCAAACCCAGTACATAATGTTTTAAATCCTTTAGACTCAGCGTATTGTTTAAATTCTGCAAATTGTTGCTCTGTCAAACTTGTTTCTGTAAAACGTTTTACATATTTGTGATCTGTACGATTTTTATAATCTTTATGAATAAAAGTATCAAAATCACGGAACTGAAATTTCCAAGCAAATTCAAAAATATCTGAGTATTTGTTAGAAATTTGAGCAAATTGTTCAATCATAAGTTTACCATGATTTACATCACCCATATGGTTATTAGCCATTTCAAAAATAATAAGTGGTTTTTTCATTTTACCAATATTTAGTATTTAAATTTTTATCATCAATGAATAAATCATAATTTGGTTTTCCAAATTTTAAATCATGATATTTAACTCCCCAATTTTTAAATTGTTCTTTTGTTACTTCAGTCCAATCAACCCCAGTTGCTGACCCTCTAGCTGTCCAATAAACTATAAGATGTCCTTCATCATACAATTTATTAGCTTTTTTAATATTTTCTTCTATTGGAGTACTTGTTGTATAATTTGGTTTATCTGGGCTATGACAAATAGTATCATCAATATCTATGTATATTACCATATAAATTTATTTTTGTAGTATTGTACTATATATTTTAATTCATTGTCAAAATTAGCTTCAGGTTTCCATCCTAATGTTCTTAGTTTAGAATCATTTAAAGCATATCTAACATCTTGTCCTTGTCTATTATATGCAGTATCAATATAATCAAAAACATTAGTTTCTCCAAGATATTCTTTAAGAATTTTTTCTACAGTAGTAATATTTGATTGTTCAAATCCACCACATATATTATAAATTTCATTTTGTACTTCTGATTCTATAATTGTAATAACAGCATTAGCTGTATCTTGAGCATGTAACCAATTTCGAACTGGTGTTCCATTATTATGTAATGGAATTTTTCTTCCTAATTTAAGATATTTACATGCTTTAGGGATTAATTTTTCTACATATTGGCCCATACCATAATTGTTGGTAGGTCTAACTATAATGTAAGGTAAGTTGTATGTACGAGCCCAAGCTAATACTAACATATCAGCCGCTGCTTTGGTAGCTGAATATGGATTAGAAGGTTTTAATAAATCAGTTTCAATGTGTTCACCTTCATCAATATCACCATATACTTCATCTGTACTGAAATGAAGTAATATAGGAGTTTTAGATGTTTCTTGTCTGTAATTACGAATTAATTCTAATAAATTATGAACACCATTCACATTTGAAGATACAAATTCATCACTATTAGCTATTGAATTACCAACATGAGTTTCAGCTGCTGTATTAATAATATAATCACAATCATAAAGAAACTTTAAATCATTTATATCACAATTAACAAATGAAAAATTTTCATACTGATTGAATTCATCTAATAAATCCTTATTAGAAGCGTAAGTCATTTTGTCTACACCTTTAACATACCATCCTTTTTGAAGACATGTTCGTGTTATATAAGAACCTATAAATCCTAAACAACCTGTTATATATACTATTTTCATTTATTAAAAAATTCTTTAATTTTATCACATACATAATCTACATCCTCAATAGTCATTCCATGATGAGCACCTAATAAAAATCCATTTTTCATAATAATATCTGAATTTTCAAATGGTTGTAAATATTCTCTATAAATTGGATGACGTGTCACATTACCAGCAAACGTTACTCGAGTTTGAATATTATTTTCTTCTAAAAATGTTAATAATTCTAAACGTCTTTCTGTCTGTAATGGAATAGCTAACCAATTTGGTTCAATACTATCATCTGGTAAAGTAATCTCAACTACATCTTTAAGATTTTCTAGATAACGTTTAATATTATCTCTACGAATATCTTTAAATGTTTCAAAACGCTCCAATTGAACTAATCCAAATGCTGCACTCATCTCAGAACATTTAAAATTATATCCTAATACATCATATAAAAACTTATGATCATATGGAATACCATCTACACTATGATTAAAACGATCATCCATAATTTCAGAATTATCACCCATACGACCCCAATCACGATATTGTAATGCTCTATCAACATGTTTTTTATCATTAAACATTACCATTCCTCCAGTTCCACCAGCTGTAATAACATGGCTAGCATAAAAACTAGTAGTAGAAACATCTGTTTCTTCAGTATAAGTGATTGTGTCAGCTGAGTCTTCAATTACAATAATATCTTCTCTTCCAATACGTTTTAATTCTGATTGCAATAATTTCCAATCTGGTTTATTACCAATCAAATTAGGTACCATAATTGCTTTAACTTCATCATCAATAACATTTATAATATCTTCTACTGTTGGAACATATGTTGTTAAACCTACATCAACAAATACAGGTTTGAAACCTAATTGAATGATTGGAGCTAATGTAGTTGAAAATGTACAAGCTGGAGTAATTATTTTACATCCTTTAGGTAAATCTAAAGCAGCTAGTGCTAATAAACAAGCTGATGATCCTGAATTAACAAACACACCATATTTTTTACCAAAACGTTTTGCTATCTTCTTTTCAAATTCAATTGAACGAGGTCCAAATCCTGCTAACCAACCATCTCTAAGACATTGCTCAACTGCTTTAATTTCTTCTTCTCCATAAGATTCAAACTTATTAGGAGCATACCATACTTTTTTCATATTAAGTTATTCAATTTAAATATTTCTGTTATTTTATTTATTATATTTTGTTCATAATTGATGTATTGAAGAGCTTTTTGATAATTTTCTTCAATAATATCTTTTCTAGAATTATAATAATCTTCATCTAAGTTATTAGCAATATAAATAAATTCATCTATATTTCCAAACTTAATTATGCCTTCTTTATTAAAGAAATTATCTATACTAGTACAACCCCAGTACATAGGAATTGTTTTTAATAAGAAACAATCTAATATCTTTTCAGTAAAATATCCATTATGAGAAGTATTTTCTATAGCTACTCCAAACATTGAATCACCAAATACCTCTTCTTTACCTTTTCTAGCATCTTCAATGTTATACCTATCTCCATAAACATCAAAAAATTTAGTAGGTGTTTTAATTTCATTTTTTCTAGCTAATAACTCATGTCTAAGAGACTGTCCATATGTCTTTAATAATTTACCACATAGGTGAGATATTTGAAATGATTTACTGTGGTTTATTTCATATTGATCTGGCTTAAACCAACTGTGTCCAAAAGGTAAAAATAATGCATTATCACAGTTATTTAGTATTTTATCATCCCAAGTTAATATAACATTAAATAAATCTTTATTTTGAATAGCCCAATCGTGATATCCAAAATATTCATTTGGTTCTTGTAACACTAAAATATTAATTGGTGATAAGTCTTCCTGAGATTGGGGAACATAGTCAATAAATAATGAAAAATCAATATGTTGTAAATGATTTATTTTTTGTTTAAATACTTCTTTATCAAAATGATTTACAAATAACTTCATAACTTACTGTAATAGTTGTTTTGTTTTTCTTGTCTATCTATTGTTTTAAAATGATATATAGCATATTCTTCCATCTCTGGTAAGTTAGCATAGCTTTTATAGCCATCTAGTATCTCATGTACTTTATTTTTCCATTCAATTTCAGAATTGTTTTTATATATTCTCCATTGAAAGTCAGGCCATTGTATCCATCCTTTTTCATTCTGTTTCCAACCCCAGGCTTGAATATGTTGGGGAGTAATACCTTGAACTAAATTCACTCTTGGAACTAAAATCACATCTACATTGTTTTCTAATACAGAATGTAAATTTTCAATTAACAATTCATTAGGTAATTCATCTGCGTCAATCTGAAAGATGTAGTCACCAGAACACATCTTAGTTAATTCATTTTTCCATTCAGCAAAGTGTCCTTGGAATGTACTTTCTTTTAAAGTAATCCAATTAGCAGATGAATATTTATATAGTTGATCTACTAATACATGAGATGCTTTTGGTTTGTCTAATAAAATACAAATTTCATCTTCAGGACGTTTATACTGGAGAAGAAATGGAACTAGACGTTTTATTTCATCTAGTTCATTGCATACTGTTATAGCGTAACTAATTCTCATAATTACAATATAATAAAAAATTTTAAGGTAACAAGCTTATATAAGAAAGAGCATCTATAAAGTCTCGCTCTTCAAAATGTTGAAGTGTTTCCATATCCATTCTATATTCATAGAATTTACCTTCCTGTTTTGGAATTGGATATTTATGTTTTTCTTCTTCAGTTACTGGAATTGCTTTTACAGCTGCCCATTTCCAGTTATCAGCTGATGCTCCATGAGCAAACACCATACCTTTTTTAGGTTCATTGATTGTTTGCGGTAACCATATTAATTTAGTTTCTGGGTCCTCCCAAGCTAAATCTTTATATAGTTCAGGTAGTACTTCTATTTGTTCATTATAGAAATCACTACCCTTAGTCATTAAACTGTTAGTCCAGTATCCACAAGATAATGAACTGTAGTTTTTAATTTCAGGAGTAACCTCTATTACGTAACAAAGGTCACCTCCTGATTTAGGGCATGTTATAATATTATCAAGCATTTTCTTCTACTTTTTTAAGTTTTGGTAATTCGATTTTCTTTAATTGTGGTAATTTTAACTCAACTTGTTTTGGAAATTCAGGAATATATTTAGTAAACAATTCATCTACTTTATCCTTCATTTTCTCAAAACTGAAGTTATTTTTACTATATGAGCTTTGCATTTTAGCTTTTTCAGTATAGTTTTTATAGTTTTCAAATACATCTTTTAGATAAGCTCCCATTTGACCTGTATCAACTGAAAACCATTGTGATTCTTTTATTAACCATTGATTAGCAGCACTTGGATGTACTTGTGTTAGAGTACCTGGTAATAGTATAGACATATTTGGTTTTAAGAAATCAATATGACCACTCCAACCTGTTGTGATGATAGGCTTTTTAGTTAAACTAAATTCTAATAATGGACGACCAAATCCTTCACCTTTAGTTAAACTTACCATTGCTTTAACTTTAGAGTGGTTATATAACTCGTTCATCTCAGAGTCACTAAATTCGCCATGAAGTAAATAAACGTTTGGTAAATCCGTTGAATTAACTGTAGTTTTAATGAAATTAATTTTCTTTAAAATCTCATCTCTATCCATATAAGAAGAACCTACTTGAGATGTTTTTAAGATAAGTGCTGGTTTGTTTTTCTTGTTTTTAAACAATTCATAGAATGCTTTAATTAACAATCCAACATTTTTTCTATCCTCACCTACTTCTCCATTAATCCAATGTCCTACAAACAAATAAGCAAATGATTCTTTAATATCACTTAAATCAATATTTGTAATTTCATCCTTAGAAATTGGTTTATAGACGTTAGTATCAGCACCTTCAAATAATACCTCTAATGGTTTTTCTACTTTAACTTCACCTATTTGTTGGTTAGTACGTTGATCTACTTTAGATAAAATAGTGTTAATGAAGGTTTGTTTTGAATGCTCTGAAGATGTTAGAGTTAAATCCATTCTGTTAATACCTTCAATCCAGTCTCCAGGTGATAATGTTGTTTCAACACCTGCTGTTACTCCAATATTAAACTTTCCAACACGTTGAAATTCACTTGGAATAGTAATCTGCATCCAAACTTCAGGTTGTTTTGGAAGTTGTTGTGATGTTAAAAAATAATTTTTTAGGAATGACCATTCTGGGTTATCTTCTATAAAACCCCAAGGTGTACCTCCCCACATTTGAGGAATAATTTTAACATCATATTTATCTAGTTCTATAATTGCTTTAACTAGATCTCGAGAACGTGCTCCATAACCTGAATAGGTGTCTACAGGTGCACTTATAGCAAACATTGGTTTCATAACTATTAATATACTAATTTATGTGGTACTACTTTTATTTCTGTATTGTTAGCATTTACTAACTCATATTTTTCTCTTGGTTTCCAAGTGGTAAATAATTTATCTAGTGTTTCAATAACACGCGCTCCCATTTTTTCACCTGTAAATCCTGCTTCATCACTTAAAGCCCATTCACGACCTGCTAAACCTAATGCTTTTCTATCTTCTTTAGATAAAGAATAAACATTCATTATTTGTTTAGCAGCATCTTCTGCTGTGCATCTATCATCCCAAATGTAAGGTGTTAATGGTGAACCTTGAATTGATCTACTAGTTGGATATACTGGGAACGCCCATTTACCATGTTCTTTAATTGTACCATTATGGTTCGAAGGAAAATCAGCATCAAAATCAACCCATTTGCCTTTTTTACTAAAACGCATTTGGTCTTGCATTCCTCCAGTAACATTAGCAATTATTGGATTACCTGCTAAAATTGCTTCAGTTAAACTTAATCCCCAACCTTCATTACTTGTTAATAGAATTTGACAGTCAGTACTGTTATAAAGTAAATTCATTTGGTCAGGTGGAAGCATTTGGTTTGAGAAAATAATATTATATTTTTCATCAGTACCAAATAACATTTCTCTAACTGCTGCTAAGTCAGTACCATTGTCATCTACTACTTGAGTATGTAAAACAAAAGCACAACGTTTTGCTTTGTCTTCAGGTAATTGATCTATAAACAACTTATAGGCCAACATTGTGTCTGGGATTTGTTTTCTTCTGATATTTCGAGAATTGAAGAATAAAGCAAAATCAATTTCTTTTCCTCCAAATAGTTTCTTTTTAAACTCTACCAACTCAGGAGTTGCTGGAGTAAGTGGTTTGAAAATATCATGATTTAAACCATGAGGTACATACTCGATAATTTTCTTTTTAGCTTTATCACCTAATACTAAATGATTAATATTGTGAGTTTGTTTTGAGATTGCTAATAGAGCATCACATGACTCATAATATGCTTTATTATACATTGGTGCTGGATAATCATCCCAAATATTCAGATACACAATAGGTGTTTTTCTTCTAATTTCATTTTCAATCTGAAATAACCAAGTAAAGTATCTTGGGTCAGTGATTAAGAAAATAGCATCTGGTTTTTCCATGCTAATTAGTTGTCTAATTAAACGAGCATCCCCATATCCGTTAGTTGGATATAAAACAATTGAACTGTCAGTTAACCCAGTGTTTGTATTGGTATCTGCGCTTAAATCTAATCGTTTACCTTGTTCAGGATGATTGATAGCGCCTCCTACATTGACCCAGTTAAAATGTTGAGCTGTGTTTAAAACTAATTCTCGAGCAACTGTTGCTACTCCACTGTGTACTCTTATATCATCACATATAAGAAGTATCTTTTTCCTCTCATTTTGAGGTAAATACGCAAAACTTGAATTCATAAAACTGTTTATCGTTCTAAATTATTATGATTGTGAATTGATTTTCTAAATTCTTCGTCTGTAAGATATAAATGAATTGTGCGCTCGGCAAGCTTTTGTAAAGAAAATTTATGTTTAACACAACTTACTTTAAAATCTTCCCATAACGATTCATCTATTTTAACAGATGTTGTATGTTGATTTTTCATATAACTATATTTTTGTATATAAATATATAGGATTTACTTAGGACATAAATCCTTTTTATCATTAAATGGACAGTACTGGCAGTTTTTACTAGGAATGAATGGGTGGTTAGTATCTTTAAATGAGCCATCTGTATTAAAACATTGTTCTATAAAGTTACTAAAAGCGGTCATTGCTTTTTTTACTTTTATTTTACCACTTGGAGGAGCAAACTCTTGAATACGACTTTGAGGATAATCACTATTTTCCCATATTTTTCTTTTTACTATAAAGAATTCAACTTCAATTTCATCCTCAGGAATATTATAAAGTTTACTAAAATAATGTTTATAGATAATAAGTTGGAATTGTTTTAATTCGTCTTTTTTAGTTTTAGCGTCCCATCCTTTAGTAGATGTTTTTATATCTATGATTCTAAATGTTTTAGTGTTCTCATTATATAATACTAAATCCAAATACCCTTTATAGTATAAATTTGATATTTTATTATTAGGAATTAATATAAGAGGTAATTCACATTTTACTAAATGCCATCCTTTCTTATTAAAATACTGACCTTTTTTCTTCTTAAAAGTATTTAAAATAGCAATCCCATCATCAAAGAATTCTCTCATCTCAACAGCATTGCTAATATGAGTTTTATTGTTTTTATTATATACATCCATGTATATAGTTCTGAATCTATCCTCAAAATACTCTTCTAAATCTATATTATCCGCTGCTACTGTTGAAACATCATACATTGTAGTTAAATAATGTTGGATAGCTTCATGTATTGCTGTACCAAAAATAGTATTGATGGTAGATTGATATGTATCTAATCCTTCTCTATATTGCAATTGCCATTTGAGAGGACAGCCGGTGAAAGTAGAAAATTGACTATAAGATATACTTTTTTGAAAAGCATAATTAATTTCAGTCAATGGATGAGTCTGAATATATTTTACTATATCTGGAGTTTTATTCAAAACTTTTTAAATGTTTCTCTGATTAATATTCCTAATTCTTGATCATTAGGATTTTCTTCTATCATTTTCTGAATCATAGGAATAATAGACATTTCTTTTTTAGCATATTGAGCTGCATCTAACAATTCCTCATAAAGATGATTCATATAGTCATCTTTGTTATTTTGGTCTAAAGTGGTGTTATATTTTTTAATACCACGCTCACTTCTAGATTTTAGATCTTCAATAACTGCTTCTGTTATTTTATCTCTCCTCATTTTAATAACTTTTTAATTTCTTTATCTTCAACACCTAATTGTTTTAAGATAGTGAACGCACCATTATTACCTAGTATATCAACATATTCTTCAGCCTCACCTAGAGAACATTCATAATAAGCAGCTACGTGCTTAAGCAGTGTTTCTTGTTTTTTAGCTTTATTTGATTTAATATACTTTAACCACATATCTTTTTTAGGTATCGTATATAAATATATATTATATATTCTTTCTTTACTAGTATATGGAACTGTTTGTACAGTGTTTACAAAGTCCACATAATCAGGATTCATACTGAGGAAGCGATGAATCATATATGGGTTAAATGATTCTTTGTCTTCCTCAGTAAATGAATTCCATGGTGACTTGTTGTAGGTTATTTCCTTCAACCAGTCAAAAATTGACATTTTTTTACTTACTTCTTTCTTGGTTGTACGTTTCATACTCTTCTCTTAATTCTTTAGGAAGCATTTCCACTAGTACTTGTCCGTTTGTTGGATCAAAGAAACAAGGTACTGGTATAACTGCATCTTCAGGTGTACCTGCTACAAATTTAGATACTTTTCTTAAAATTACACCCTCAGTAAATACTTGATTACCATTTGGAGCTGTAATAGGCTGAGTAGCCTTAATGTCAATGTTGACATTTAATTGTTGTTGTTTGTTATTCATATTGTTTGTAAAATTTTGCTAATTAATGCCATTAAATTGATTTCTTTGTCTATTCTAAAATTAGCATGGAACATATACTCTTCTATAATAATGGTAATAATCCCTTTATTCATATCATCTTTCACATACTCATCCATACTATCATATAAGAATCTAAATACATCTTCAAAATCATCAATATTAGAATCAGCAATTATCTGTCTAATGTTTTTGAAAGTAGATTTATTAGGTGATTTAAGCTCTTTAAGTAATTTATCTTTATAACTAGATGTTAGTATTGATTCATCTATTTTAAGATTATCTCCAATAATATTAGTTTGGCATGTATTAAGTATCTTTCTAATATCAGGATAGTACTTATTAACT